AGAGGATGTTGCTTTTGCTGTTAATCCATCTTGTGCTGCTTTCATAAGTGCTTCTGCTTCACCCGGAGCTAAGTTTCCACCAATCATTTCTCCTGCTTTATCAGCTCCCTCTTTAAATGTTTGTTGTCCTGTCAATGTTTTTACTGCTTCTGCACCAGATTTCATAGTTCCACTCACCGCACCAGCAGCAGCACCAGTGAGAGTATTCATCTTACTGTCACCATAATTTGCACTATTACCATCTTTAATATCTGATGGAATTTGCAGTAGAATAGTTCCTGTATTTTTTACTGCCTTTGTAGATAAAGAACCTGATCGTGTATTACCAGCTCTAGTGTTTAATGTATTTCTTCCAAATCCTTTTTTCTGTATTAATCTTGATCCATCTCTTTTATATTCTTTTATATCTATCTGTAAATAGTCAGTTGTACCTGTTAATGCTTCTAACGGATATCTTAAAATTGCCATATCGACCTTATTTTTTAACTATTTAGACGAAATTTTCCAAAGGGTAATGCTTGAAGATCTTTTATCTCTTCAGCAGTCACTTGATATATACCACCAACCACTTCATTGAAGGTATATTGCCTTGATTCTCCCCAGTGAAAATTAACTCCTACGAAACCCCAAGAAAATACACCTGTGACTGCGACAAGGGGATTTTGATCATATCTAATTCCCGGAGTTTTTGGATTATAAACAAATAAACAGAAGTTACCTGCCTGTGGTGCACCCCCCTCAGTTAGTAAATCCATAATTTCCACCATTAAATCATCGGGATCTTCAATCCCGATCAAAACATCTAATGCTGGTGCAATTCGACTCATTTAATTCCTAGTTCATCTTCGGTCATCACTTTAAATTCATATAGTCTATCTTTACAATATTCTGAAGCTGCCTTCCATTTTGCTTGATTACGAGCATATTCATATGCCTCATATAGATAACTCTTTGTCTGTCTTTTTGGTTTGGTAGGAGGTTTTAATTGTTTCTTTGGTTTAACTTCAATGATATATTTTTTAATTTTACCTGTAGTCTCCTTCAACTTAACATAAAAATCTGGAAAGTATCTATGAATCTTTTTATCTACAGGAGATCTGTATGGTATTGCAATCTCTTCACTTCCCCACTCAAGTATATTTTCATTTAGGTCACAATATACCATGAATTTTCTTTCCCATAAGGAACGATAAATCACTTTTGTATAATCACCTTTGTATTTTTGAGGGTATGTAGGTTGATACCTTCCCTTATATGACATAAATAGAAATATAGTAAAATCATATAGGTATTTAGTGTGAGTTTCGTATCTAAAATAACGATGGATGATGCCAAAGTAAAATTTGGTAGTCTTTCACTTAATAATCAATATCAAGTGCATTTTGCTGGTTTGAACGGTGAAGTAATACAATTTCTGAGATTTGATAAGAGAATTGATAATGTTCAGGATTTTATAAGTCGTGAAACTGGCATACTTTGTAGTGATGCATCTCTTCCAGCCAGTGCTTTTGCAACAGGTGAGGTTAAAGATAATTTTATGGGTATCCCACAGGAGTTTGCTCATTCTAGGTTATATACAGATATTGACTTTACCTTTTATGTTGATGAGGACTATACTGTATTGAATATATTTGAGGGTTGGATGGATTATATTTCTAGTGGTGCCACTGGTGAGGTTGCTGATTTCCAGAAACCATTTTATCGTAGAATGAGATACCCTGATACTTATAAGTGTGATACCATGTTTATCACTAAATTTGAAAAGAATCAGAAAAGACTTTTGAGATATCAATTTATCAATGCATTTCCTAAAGCAATTACTCCAATGCCTGTTACTTACGGACAGGCTGATTTACTCAGAGTGACTGTAAGTTTCAACTATGACAGGTATATTGTTGCAAATAAGATAAATCCATGATATACTGCTAAATAAACATACTGAATCAGATAATTATGCCATTACCCAAGATTAATACTCCAACGTATGAATTGACATTACCATCAAATAGTAAGAAAATTAAATATCGTCCCTTCCTTGTCCGTGAAGAAAAGATATTAATTTTAGCACTTGAATCTCAGGACATGAAACAAATATCAAGTTCGATTGTTGAGATCATGGCTGATTGTATTCTTACAAAGGGAGTTGATATAAACAAACTACCTAGTTTTGATATTGAATATTTGTTCTTAAATATACGTGCAAAATCAGTTGGAGAGACAGTTGAGGTTGTAGTAACTTGTCCTGATGATGGGGAGACAACAGTTGATACAGAGATAAGTATTGACTCTATTAAAGTGAAGAAGACAAAAGGACATAACAATATTGTCAAACTTGATGATAAGTATTCAATGAAACTTAAGTATCCTTCGATGCAACAATTTATTGATGCAAACTTTGATGCAGGTGAAGAGGGTAGTCAGGTTGCTCAGTCATTGAATATGCTTTCAACTTGTATTGATATGGTATATGATGAGCAAGAGAGTTGGGATGCAAGTGATAGCACACCTGATGAGTTGAATGAATTTGTTGAACAATTGAATACTAAACAGTTTAAAGATGTTGAAAATTTCTTTAACACTATGCCTAAGTTAGAACATAAAGTTAAAGTTAAAAATCCAAAAACAGGAGTTGAAAGTGATGTTGTACTGGAGGGACTGGCAAGTTTTTTCAGTTAGGTATGGCTCACACGACTCTTGAGTCATACTATAAGGTGAACTTTGCCTTGATGCAACACCATAAATATTCATTAACAGAGATTGAAAACATGATGCCTTGGGAACGAGATGTGTACGTTACCCTGTTGAAACAATATATTGAAGAGGAAAACATTAAAGCACAACAAAGTGGCTAAATTACCTAAACTAGAGCAAGAATATACGGGAGTTAATCCAGACACGGGTGAATATATGTCACCTGCTGAGAGGAAGATAGCATTTGCAAAAAGAACTGGTAAAGATGTAAGAAAAATGCCAAAGATGTCATCTACAACTGTAGGTGGTGCTTTTGGTGGAATGAAGAGTGGAGCATTAGTTAAACAGGATAGATTATTTAAGGTAGAGCAAGAGATCGGAGAGGCAAATAAATCATTAGTAGAAATAAGATCAATACTAGAAAAAGATTTTGAAAGAAAAATACAACAAGATAAAGATGAAATTGCAGACTTACAAACATTAGATAGTAAACAAAAATTTAAACAAGAAGAAAAAAGTTTAGAAAAGAAAAACTTAGGTGATAAAATCAAAGGTCAGGCAGAGAAAGGGTTAAAACCGTTTAAGTCAATGACAGACAAGTTAATTGAACTTGCGACATTCTTAACAGCTGGTTTTCTTGGCAATGCTGCATTTGAATTTTTAAAAGACCCTGCTGTGCGTGATGCGTGGAAGAGTATCACAAAATTCATGATCAAACAGTTGGGATGGATTAGTAAGACTATTGGATCTTTTATTGGATTCTTCTCATTTAAAAATCTGTTTGGTCTATTTAAAAAAGCAGCAAAATTTGTTCTAAACCTACCTAAAAAAATATTTAACTTCGTCAAGAGTTTATTTAAGATACCCAAGAAGATAGGTCGTCTTTTTAAAAAGATTGGTATCAAAGTACAAAAGGTTGCAAAGAAAGTTAAGAATCTTGCCAAGACAATAGGTGGTATAATCAAGAAGGTTACAAATTTCCTTAAAGGTGGAGTTGGAAAGGTTTTAGGATTTGGTAAAAATCTACTTAAAAAGGGAAAAAATGTAGTTAAAACATCATCTGCAATTGTTAAAAGTGGAGTAAAAAATCTTGGTAAAACAGGTGCTAAAACCACCGCAAAAACTGCTGCGAAGGCGGCTGGTAAAGGTGCTGGTAAATCTGTATTAAAGAAAATACCCTTTGTTGGTCTTGGACTTGGTGCAGCATTTGCTGTTGATAGATTAAGAAAAGGTGATTGGGCAGGTGCATTAATGGAACTTGGATCAGGTGCAGCATCCATGATTCCGGGTGTGGGAACTGCTGTATCTGCTGGTTTAGATATTGCATTGATCGCAAAGGATATAGGTGATGCGAAGAAGAAACAACAAGAGGGTGGAGAAGTTACACCTGCTAAAACTGGTAGAGGTGTAACTAAGGGTCAAAGATTGATCGTTGGTGAGAAAGGCCCAGAAATATTAGAAGCACCATTTACTGGTACAGTGAAACATAATACAGAAACCATGAACACTCTTAAATCTGAGTTTGGATCTGGTGTAGAGGTGATAGAGACAAATCTACCACCTATGATGACAAAACCAACAGAGATAGCGGATGATGCCTCCACTGTTGCTAACCCTGCTCAATTTATAGAATCAATGAATAAATTAAATGATTATATGAAGACTACACCTGAAGTTCTAGGTATGACAGTATGAGTGCTATAGTCAAAAGTTCTGGTAAAGAAACTGGAAAATTAAAATTAAATGTCACTAATATTAAAAGCACTTTATTGAAGGGCTCAAAGACCACTGCTAATTTAGCAAACATTAAAGAAAAATCTATATTTAAGAAGAAAGAAGCAGAGAAGATTAGGGCAGAGGAACAATCATTAGAATTACAAAAACCAAAGAAAAAAATTAAACCTGAATCATCACCGATTCAAGGTGGAAGTATGCTTGACAAATTAATCGAAGCAGGTATCTTAATATTAGGGGGATTCTTTGCAAATGCCATACCTGAATTAATTAAGGCACTCACAGAACCTTTCCAAAAGGCGATGGAATTTTTAAGAGGAATATATGATGGATTAAAAGGTATATTTGATTGGATCATGGGAGGTGGTGCCGAAGAGGGAGATATAGAAACTAAGAAGGGAGAAGTAAATGCTCAGATTGCAGAATATCAAACGGACAAAGATGAAATTGAAAGTATGGCAGAAGCTGGTTCTGCTGAATATGATGAAGTTGAATCTGGTATTAATTCTCTTGATGAAAAGGAATTAGAAGATGTATCAGATGAGGATGCAGAGTTAGATGATAGTGATCTTGATAAAGATGATTCACCTGATGCTGAGTTTGAACCAAAAGATCAAGAAGATCCATCTAACTTAACACCCGTAGAAGAGAATCAAGTAGAACAAGAGGTAGAGCAACCAACAACCGAAGAGACAAAAGAAGCAGTTGTTGAAGGGATGAAAAAAGATCCCGAAGTTCAAAAGTTAGCAGAGGGTGGTAAGTCAAAACAAGGTGCAGCAAATGACACAACAAATATTAAAGATAGTATTCCAACACTTCTCAGTCCGGGTGAATATGTTTTAAGTGCAAAGATTGCAAAGGCAATCGGTTATGGTGTACTAGATGGTATTAATGGTATTGGGCCTAGTTCTGGAACAAAGGAAAAGTTCAAGGAGATATCTATGTTAAATAAAGGTAAGAAGAATGGTAAAACTGTGGTTGTTAAACAGACACAAGTAGTTCAAACACCAGTTCCCGTATAATGTCAGCAGCACCAGCATCAGCACCCTCAAAGTATAATACTATTGAGATAATTAAAAAAGATAAAGAACCTGTTGAGTTAAATGCAGGTACTATATCAGTAGATTACTATGAAAGTTTGTATTCACCTGTGGTTACGGCCACTGTATCATTCATAGATGCTGGTGGTAATGTTGAAGATGATAAAGGAAAATTAACTACTATAAAAGAAGCATTACCCATTGAAGGATTTGAGGAAGTAAAATTAAAAATTACAACTAAAACTGGTGAATTAGATTTTACGAAAAAAGATAATACATTTAAGGTAAGTAGAGCACCTGTCCTTGCTAAAGAAGCAAACCGTCAAGTTGTGATGTTGGATTTAGTATTCAATAAAGAAAAAACAAATGATGAGAAACCTGTCTTCGACAAGTATAAAGGTAGAATAAGTGATAGTGTTAAAAAAATTTTAAAAGATAAATTAAAATTATCTGGTAATAAAGTTGAGATAGATCCTACAGAGAATAGATATAATTTTATTGGTAAAGGTCGTGGTGCATTGAATGTTGTTAGAGATTTATGTCGAAGATCAGTTCCTGTGAAGGGTGATGCAGGTTATTTTTTCTATCAAACTAAAAGTAAATTTAAGTATAAGGCTATTGATAAACTCATAAAACAAGAACCATTCAAGGAGAAGTATGTATATAGTGGTGCATTGAAATCTGACCTTGAAACTAAAACTGATTCAAATGATTTTAAGATCATGTTAGAACCAATCTTTACTAAAGATAATGATATTATAAAAGCACTTAGATCAGGAACTTATCGAAGTCGTAATGTATTTTTTAATCCATATACATTTGAACATAAAGAAGTAACTTATGATATAACAAAAGATGGAGTCACAGAAACTTTAGGAAAGGCACCAAAATTTGCAGAAGATGTTGAGGGATTTACGAAAACTAATCATCATATCATGGATGTAGGTAGTTTAGATCCGAGTCCAACTGTCGAGATTAATAATGATCCAACAAAGTGGCAAGCAAAATCTGTGATGAGATATAATCTTTTACATTCACAGATAGTTCATATACAGATACCTTGTAATGTTGAATTAGAGGCTGGAAATATAATTGATATTGAGTTGGAATCTCCTAGTGATCCATCAGAACCCACTAAAATTGATGAAACTCAAAGTGGTCAATACATCATTTTACATCTTTGTCATCACTTTGATAGTGATAGGTCGATCACTTCACTTACTTTAGTAAGAGATACATATGGAAGACGAAAGAAGAAGAAATGAAACAAGATAATACTAAACTACCAAGTTTTTTTGGAGAGGGTGCTGAGTTTTGGATAGGACAAGTTGTATCCACTAAAGCACAGAAACTTCAAATTGCTGGACAAGGATGGGGGTGGAGATATAAAGTTCGTATTATGGGGTCTTATTCTGAAGAAGATAATGTTCCTGATGAAGAGGTTCATAATGCTATGGTTATGTTTGGTGTAACAGATGGTTCGGGATTGGGTGGTCGTCTTAAGAATGTAAAAATCACACAAAGTGATATTGTGTTTGGTGTCTTCATGGCTCCTGATCAAAATTTTCCAGTTATTATAGGTTTACTCGCACCAACAGGTAGTAGAAAAAAACTAGACAAAAAATTTGGTCAAACGACTGGATTTACTAAAAAAGTAAGGCCTGGAGCAAATGGTAGACAGGAAGATAATGAAGATGGTAAATTTAAGACAACAAAGGTTAATGCAGATAAAGAAAATAATACTGGAAATGGAAAGGGTAAAGAAGTTAACGAAGAAAAGATAAAACAACAACTAGGTGTTGATGCTAATTCTCAAGAGGTAAATGCAAATCCTAAACCAAAAGGAATAAAAGAGTTTGATTTTACTGGTTTTAATCAGGATGATATCAAGGGAATGGTTGAAGAATCAGAAAAGTTTACTAATAATATGAAGGATAATGTTATTAAATTAGGTGATAAGTTAAAAAACGAGGCACCATTTGATGAATTAAAAAATACTGCTGAGAGACTCACACCTGAACTCAAAAATATTGCAGAGAGTTTTGGTGCTGATATCGCAGGTGGGTTTGAATTTTTCTAATAAATAAAGTATAGGAGGATATTTTTAATATGACTAATTCTGGCGGTTTTTCATCTTACTCAGAAGAATTCTTAGAAGAGGATAGAAAATTTCAAGCATTAGAAAAGAGAATAGTATCAGAAGCAACTGTTCTGGAAGGTGCTGTTTACAATCATTACAATGAAGATGGTAGTTTTGCAGGAATATCTCAAGGTGAACCATTACCAAGCACTCTAGCAGAAAGAAGAGCTGCTAGGAGAGCCCTTGCAACAAGTGGTAGCGAGAGATTTGCTGAAGAGACTTTTATATCACCTCCACCAGATGTTTTATCTGGAGATCAGAAAAGTTTTTTCACTCAATTAATTCAGGATAATCCTGTAGGATATGATAAGGAGATAAGTTTATTAAAAAATACTTATCCTACCGAATTTGGAAATGTTAATCCATTTGCTCCTGAACAACTTAATAAGTTATCGGATAGTAAATTTAGTGATTATTTAAGAAGATCTGATAATTATTCAGAAAAAACTAAACCCAAATTAGAATCATTATCTGATACTTCAGGCACTGAAATTATTCTTGGGGATGGTGAGTCAAGTAATTTCTTCGAGAAGGTCGAATCGAAGACTAAAAATTATTTTAATAAGGTAAGCAAAGTCAATGACTTTACTACCAATATTCCCGGTGAATTGACAAAATTAACAAACTCGATTGGAGGTGCGTCATCATCTTTTGTTGGACAAATCTCTAATGCTCTACAAGATAGTTTGGTTAAGTTTATTGATGGTGGCATGGCAAAACTTGCTGCTTCAATTTTTAGTGCAAACCCTATCGCTTCAGTTGCACTAGGAAAAGTTAAATCATTTCAAAATAGTTTAATTGGGCCTGTCGGAAAACTCTTCAGTGGCATGGAGTGTTTAACTTCAAAGGTTACTCAGGCATTGGGTGGTGTCATTAGTGATATGCTTACGGGTATGACTAAGAACATGATCAATGCTCCAACTTGTGCGGTTCAACAATTTATTGGTGCTTTGACTAATAAGATTGGTGATGCAATATCAGATTCAGTTACACCAGCACTTGCACCAATTTTGAGCATACTTGGCCCAATCGGTGCTAAGTTTGATGTAAAGAGTGCAGTTTTAGGTGGTATTGACTTTATGAAAAAATCTGGAGATCTTTTTAAATGTGCTCCTCCAGCAAAACAAACATCATCAAAGAAATATGTTATTGATGGTGGCCCTAAGAAAGATAAAACACAAAAAGAAAGTCAAGGTTTATTAGATCAAGCACTCAATGCAGCATCATCAGCAAGTTCAGTTGTTGATAGTATTAAACAAGGACTTGATTCAGGTGTCCCTCAACAGATTAGTGAATTTGAAAAAGAATATGGTAAATGGTCGATATTTGGATCTCAGGTTGATCAAGCAACAGATCAGGGAATTGGTGGTGGAAATTGTTATACAGGAAATAACTTTAGTTGTGGCCCTGCAACCATTGATTTCTTCGGTGGTACAGGAGAGGGTGCATCAGGTAGAGTTATATTAGGAAGTTTTATCACAAAGTTTGATAAAGATGATTTATTTGGCACTTTATCTAAAACTGCAGGAATTATGGGTGTCGAGATAACAAATCCCGGAGAGGGATATGCAGAACCACCTCTAGTATCATTTAATGATTCCTGTAATCAAGGATATGGTGCTTACGCAAAAGCAATTATAGATGAAAAAGTTACATCACCAACATACGGACAAGTAATTAAAGTTGTAATTTTATCAGAGGGTGAAAATTATCCCACAGATGGTTTGGATGAGGTTGAAGCATTTATTAGTGATATTATTATTGAAGATCCCGGAAGTGGTTATGAGGATGGATTTATTTCAGATGATATAGTTCCAATAATTAGAAATGGTAGAGTTGAGGCAGTTGAAATTAAGGAACAAATACCTTATACATCTTTACCAGATTTATATGTTGAGTCTGAAACAGGAGTTGGAGCAATTATACGTCCGATTATGTCAATTAAAAGAGAAGATAAAAGGACAGATCCCAATCAGGCCGGTTCATTTAAGGTTATTCAATGTGTTGGAACATTCCCAGTGTCAGAGGTATCACCACAAACCGAACAAGAATCTGTTGTTAGAGGTTCAACGACTGCAACTGCATCTACCACATCTACATCCGAAGCAACTGAAGATATTGAGACAACCACACAATCAGAAGCAACAACAGAAGAATCAACCACCACACAAACAACCACACAAACTCAAACTCAAACAAGCACACCAGCACAGCAACAACAATCAACACCCACACCACCAGCACAGCAACAACAATCAACACCACCTCCCACTCCACCTAGCACACCACCATCAGGTGGGGGAGGTTATGGTTACTAATGTCTAATTCAAAAGAGGGTAGACAACTTGAACTGTTTGGTGAAAAATTATTCTTTGAGATAAACGCATCTGCACCTGACGGCCCGGGAACTTGTGCTTATATAATGTCAGCACAAACAAGTGATAAAGTAAAGTATAATCAAAGTTTACATGAGGGATCAGGACTATCAAGAATAAATGCTGATAAAGTATTACAGATCGAAGCAGGAAATAAATGTCAAGGTAATGAAAAATCAATTCCAATAACAGCACATAATGGTGATGTATTCATTAGTGCTTTAAATGGAAGAATATTATTTGATGCACGAGAAATAATTATAAGTGCTGATACCAATTTAAAAATGGTTGGATCTAAAATACAAATTGGATATAATCAAGGTGGTGCAACAGATCAGGTAGATATAAATGGTGCTAAGATACACATAAATCCAGGCTCTAAGTGTACATTGAAAGATAAAGTATTATATAATAACGCATTTAAAGCATTTGCAAGTGCCTACGTTGGATATAACAAATGGTACAATAGTCTCCTACCGAAATAATGACAGATATTCCAAATATAAATCAACAAGCAGAAGTCTCTGATGGTAATTCCGTCTTTGATGATGTTTGGATTTTAAATAAATTACACTATGATTTTACCAAATCAGGTACAATAAATGTATCAGAATTAAATGTTATTGGTGTATCAACTTTCAGTAGTGATGTCACATTTTCTGGTGATATAACTCTTGATGAAATTACTTGTCGTAATGCAAATGTCACTGGTATTGCAACAGTTATCGGGGATTTATATTTAACAGGTGCTTTTAGAGATTCAAGTGGAGATACTGGCACATCAGGTAAATTATTAGAATCAACTGGTAGTGGTACAAACTGGGTAGCAGCAAATGCAACAAGTGTTGCAAATGCAATAAATGTTGGTGTGAATCTCAATGGTACAAATGCAGATCAATTTGTATCTTTCTTTGGTGCAAATAGTGGTAATCAACCTAATAGAGTTGATGGAGACTTTACATATAATCCATCTACAAATACAATGTCAGGAATAAATTATTCTGGCACTTCGAGTTTTACAAATATAAACGTATCAACAGCATCGACTGTATCAGACTTGTATGTTAATGGTAGATTATATGATAAAGATGGACAATCTGGTAATAGTGGCCAAGTATTATCATCCACAGGAACAAAAGTTGATTGGATAAACGTAGGTAGTATTTCTGCTGGTTCAGCAGCACAGGTTGCAGTTACAAACACTACTTCTGGATCACATTTTTTAACATTTGTCGATAGTACATCTGGAAATGAAGATGTTAGAGCTAACTCTAATCTTACATATAATACATCTACTCAGGAGATTGGTGGTAAAATATCTGACATTTCAAATCATAATACTGGAGATTTATCAGAGGGTTCAAATTTATATCATACAACTGCAAGAGCTAGAGCAGCAATTAGTGCATCAGGTGATTTAAGTTATAATAACAGCACTGGTGTAATGTCATTCTCTGCACCATCTGCATTTGTGAGTGGTATGATAATACTTTGGTCTGGTAATACTGGAAATATTCCAACTGGTTTTGTATTATGTAATGGTCAGAATGGAACACCAGACTTAAGAAATAGATTTATCGTAGGAGCAGGTGATGTTTATAGCCCCGGAGCAACTGGTGGTTTGAATGAGGTAGAAATATCACAAGCACAATTACCAGCCCATAATCACTCCGCATCATCATCTTCATCAGTTACAGATTCTGGACATGTTCACTCCACAAGTTTTGATGGTAAGAAATATTTTCCGGGTGGTGGTTCAACAAGTATTGGATTTGGTGGTGCTGGTGGATACCCTGCTGACGTATTCAGTATGAATAGTCAGACAACCGGTATAAGTGTTAATACAACTACAACGATTGGTAACACAGGTTCTGGTCAAGGACATGAGAATAGACCACCATACTATGCCCTCTGCTATATTATGAAGACATAGTTTGACAAAAATACCTATATATGTTATGCTTATAGAAACTGGAGAACCTCAATGCACGAGAATTCCTATGTCGATGGCGTAATTATTGACATATGCAAACGTACTTTTTGTATAGTCAGCGATAAGGGAGCAGAGCAGGTTATAAAGTGTGAAACACCAGATGAATTTTTAGATGTACTTAAAGTTTGTCATCAATTTATGGAAGATGATGAAATAGAATTTGCAGATATCATTACAAAACCAAAAAGAAGAACTCGTAAAAAACCAACCTCAGATAAAAATGAAAAACTTTAAGCAATTCAACGAAGCAGTAAACGCAAAACAAAAGCAAGCAGCACTTCGTGCAAGACAGCAGGCTGCGGTTGCTAAATATAAATCATCTTCATCTGAAACAAAGGTATCAAAACCAAAACAAGAATCAGAAGTTCATCAAGGTGATATTAAAACTCAGGACTTAAGAGATAAGAGAGCAGCAGTCAAACAGGCAGCAGCAAAAGCAACAGCACGTAAGGCAGAAATACAAAGAGAGGTTCAACGAGAAGTACAGAGACAAAAAGGGGATAAATAGAAAGAAGACATACTTTGTAGATGAGCGATGCCACTTAATAAGTTAGAGAATTTCATAAAGAACACTGAGGGTAAGATTCTCTATGTAAATCCAAATGATCTTGATGCGACTGATGCGATCACGAATCAGGGTAATTCATTAGCACAACCCTTTAAGACGATCCAAAGAGCCCTGTTGGAGTCTGCTAGATTTTCATATCTACGAGGTAATAATAATGACTTAATCGAGAAGACAACAATATTACTTTTTCCCGGAGAGCATATAATAGATAACAGGCCAGGTTTTGGTGTCAAAGATGTTAGTGGAACTGCAACAGCAGTGTCACCATCTGGAACTGAGTCTGTTGCATCATCTACATTATCATTATCATTAGAATCAAACTTTGATTTAACTCAAGAAGATAATATACTTTACAAGTTTAATAGTATTAATGGTGGTGTAGTTGTTCCTCGTGGTACATCACTTGTTGGACTAGATTTAAGAAAGACAAAGATAAGACCAAAGTATGTTCCAAACCCAACAGATAGCACTGTATCTGGTTCAGCAATATTCAGACTAACTGGTACATGTTATTTCTGGCAGTTCTCTATATTTGATGGTGATGAATCAGGCACAGTCTTCACAGACCCAGTAGATTTTAGTGCAACAAATAGATCCGTCCCAACATTCTCTCACCACAAACTAACTTGTTTTGAGTATGCTGACGGTGTAAATCTTGATTCAAGATTTAATTTAACTGACTTAGACATATATTATAGTAAATTATCTAATGCATTTAACTCTACTGCAAGACCGATTGATGCGATTGATAGATTCCCAGCTAACCCACTAGGATTTGCTCCACAAAGACCTGAATTTGAAATTGTTGGTGCATTTGCCTCTGATCCAATTAATATTGCAAGTATTATATCTGGTGATGGATCTACACCCGGAACAATTATCACAGTTACAACTGCAGCTGCTCATGGGTTGACAACCAATACACCAATTAAAATTAAAGGTGTTAGTACACTAGACTATAATATATCAACAAAGGTACAGAATGTAACCAGTGCAACCACATTTACATATCTACTTCCATTTGTACGAGATAATTTACCAGCAGCACCAAGTTCTGCAAACGCAACAGTAACGATTGAAACTGACACAGTATCAGGTGCTTCTCCTTATATCTTCAACATATCTCTCCGTTCTGTCTTCGGTATGAATGGTATGCATGCTGATGGTGATAAGGCAACTGGTTTTAAATCAATGGTTGTTGCTCAGTTCACTGCTATCTCACTACAGAAAGATGACAGAGCATTTGTTAAGTATAATCAGACATCAAGAACCTACGAAGGTATTGGAATATCTAAGGTAACTGGTGCAGCATTGGCTTCTGGTGCGTCATCACAAGACTCAGCAACTGTTTATCACTTAGATTCAGGTGCAGTTTATAGAAAAGGATTTGAAACAACTCATATTAAACTATCTAATGATGCAGTTATGCAGATTGTATCTGTATTTGCGATTGGATTTAATAAACATTTTAATGCAGAGACAGGTGCTGATGCTTCAGTTACTAACTCCAACTCTAACTTCGGTCAGTTTGCGATTGCATCTGATGGATTTAAAAAGGAAGCATTTACGAAAGATAATAATGCATTTATCACTCAGATAATTACACCAAGAGCAATAGATGCACTAGAAACTAATATTGATTGGCAGAGAATTGACGTTGGACTTACTACATCTGTAGGTATCTCAAGTCATCTATACCTCTTTGGATTCAATACAAAGGATAATGTACCTCCAGTTGTAATTCAAGGTTTCCGTGTTGGTGCACAGACAAACGATAAAATCTTTGTTGATTTCTCAAACGCAACAACAGGATATGGAACAAGTGATGCTAGTGTGTTTATGGTTGATAATGCCATCGCAAGTTCAGGTATTACATCTGCACTAGGAACTACAAGTAGTATAAAGAACTTTACTGTCACAGCAGGCCCAACATCTAACATTCTTACTATTGGAACTCACACACTTTTAACTGGTGAGAAGATTAGAGTTATTAGTGATGATGGTGATTTACCAGAAAACTTAGTAGAAAATACTGTTTATTTTGCGATCAAACAGTCTGCAACACAGATTAAGATAGCATCATCTAAGACTAATGCTGAATTAGGAACTGCGATTACGATTGCTGGTGGTTCTAAATTAAAGATTGAGAGTCGTGTATCTGATAAAGCATCTGGTGATATTGGATCTCCAATTCAGTTTGACCCAGTAAACTCTAACTGGTATATTCATGCAGAGACAAACAGTAATATATTTAAGACATTAAACACATTAGGTGTTGGTAATTTAGGAAGTAATACACCCGTATCATTCATTAAGAGAGTTCCTGACGAGAGAGGATTAGATGAGAAAATCTATAAATTAAGAGTTGTTGTACCAAAAGAGATTGAGAATGGAAAGAATCCTGAAGAAGGATTCATTATTCAGGAATCAAGTTCTACAAATGTCAGAAACTTAGGTGACTTCACAAGAACATCTATCACCTCTGCTGATTATGAGTTTGATCGTAATCCTAGATTTATTAGTACATGTACGAGAGTTGCAAGCACAGTCACAGTGGTTGCTGATGTCCCACATGATTTAAAAGTTGGTGAAAGAATATTTGTTCGCAATGTAACTGATAGCACAGGAACATCTACTGGTGTGTTTGATAAGGGATACAATGGATCATTCCTTGTAAATGGGATCATAGATGACAAGACATTTACATATCCTACAACAGATACAGCTGGTGTAACACATACGATTGGTAATTTTACAAATGACATATCAACTCGTTCAACTGTTCTGCCAAGATTTGAAAGGAATAATTTACAGAGCAACTTCTACATTTATCGTAATGATACGATAAGTGAGTACATCAAAGATGTGCAAGACGGAATCTATCATCTATTTGTATTACATGCCGATAGCGAAATTACAACCGAGTTTACCGGTGTCAAGTATGGACAGAATGTTGCAGACCTTTATCCACAACTTGACAGAGATAACAATCACTCTAACCCAGCTTCATCTAAGTCATTCGCCAAAAGAGATCCTTTAGGTGATGTATCAACAAATGATCAAAGAAAGAGTATCACCAGAGAAACAATTGATAAGTTAGTTGAAGACTTTGGTTACGCAAGACGTATCACAGGAGAAGTACGAGATACAACTGCTGGTATATCTACAATTACATTTGATCGTCCTCACGGATTTGGTCAAGTTAAGACTATTGCTACAATCACAGGTGGTTCTGGTCTAACAAATGGCACATATCATAATGTCAAGTTATTCAATACTGGAACTACAACTTGGGATGGTGCAACTGCAAAAGTTACTGTTGCAAGTAATGCTGTCACAGCTGTCGAGATTATTGAAGGTGGTTCTGGATACACAGGTGCAGAAACATTAGATATTGATAATCAGTTTACAGGTGGAACTGGTGCAAAAGTAACAATCGTCACTGCTGGTATCTCAACAAATATAGGTGATGCAATACAAATTACAGGTGTTGGTACACAGACTGATTCATTACATAGGATTAGATCACTAGAATCCACAACTAAAGTTTCAGTTGCGGTAACTGCTGGTGATGCTTCAATTATTGGTGGTCAATTTGCTATCAGTCAAGGGCCATCTGCTACGATCACAGGTACACCTGTATTTGATTCAACAGTTGGTATCACAACATTTACATTTACATCTGGTCATGGATTAATTGTTGGTAATCAGTTCCGAGTATTAGATACCAGTAATAATAATATTGGTAACTTCTTTGTTAAGAATGTTAATAGTCCTACAGTATTCTCTGCTAAGACTACAAATCAATTAACAAATCCAGCTCACGTTCTTCGTGATGGTATGACTGCTGCCACCACACCATCTGATAAAGAGAATGAGAACATTGGATCAAGAGGTCTATCATTCTATGATGGAGAGACATTTAATCTTGGTGCAAACGTAACAACAGGAACATCATTAGAAGTATCACTTCCAAGTGTTGGTGTTGGTACAACTTCGAGATTTGATTTAGGTTCTTATATTCAAGTTGGTAATGAGATACTTCGTGTTACCTCTGCAAACGTAAGTGGTTCAGGTAATAATGAACTGACTGTTATTCGTGGTGCATTGGGTACGATTCAGGAAGATCATACTTCAGGTGATCAGGTTAGAAAGATTAAACCAATACCCATCGAGTTCCGCAGACCATCTATTATTCGTGCATCTGGTCATACATTTGAATATCTTGGATTTGGGCCCGGTAACTACTCAACAGCATTACCACAGGTTCAGGTCAGAACTCTATCAGAGAGAGAAGAGTTCCTAACACAATCACAAGAGAGATCATGTGGTACTGTTGTTTACACAGGTATGAACAACAGAGGTGACTTCTTTATTGGTAACAAGAGAGTTAGTTCTGCAACTGGTCAGGAGAGAACATTTGATGCTCCAATACCAACTGTCACAGGTGAAGATCCATCAAGACTATCAGTTATCTTTGATGAGGTAATTGTCAAGGAGAGATTAGTTGTAGAGGGTGGTAAGTCAAGAACAATTCTTACACAGTTCGATGGCCCAGTCACATTTAATGAAGTTGTTAAGGTCAACAAGGCAATAACATTTAATGATGTATTGAAGTTAAACAGCACCTTCGAGATTACTAATGATACTAATTCTCATTCTAAGGATACAGGTTCGATTGTAACTGATGGTGGTGTTGGTATTGAGAGAAACTTAAATGTAGGTGGAGACTTTAGTGTTGCTGGTATCACTACATTTGGTCAACTTAATATCTCAGGATTATCCACATTTACAGGTCTAGCAGACTTTAATGGTGGTGCTTCGATTGATCTTATACAAATTGGGGTCACTGCTAATAATGAAATTGATACCTCATCAGGTAACTTAATTATTGATTCTGCTGGTGGTACAACAACGATTGATGATAACTTAGTTGTAAGTGGAACATTTACTGCTGGTGCAAACATTGGTGGTAATATTCGCATAGGTGTTACAAATGCGAATGAAATAGATACATCCACAGGTAATCTAACGATTGATTCTGCTGGTGGAACTGTAAGTGTTACTGATAATCTTACTGTATCAGGATTACTTGATGCAAATGGTGGTGCTTCGATTGATAACATTCAATTAGGAGTTACAAGTGATAATGAGATTGATACATCAACAGGTGGACTAACACTTGACTCAGCTGGTGGTACAGTCACAGTTGATGACAATTTAACAGTCACAGGAAACTTATCATTAACTGGTAGTTTCAATGGATCAAGTGTCACATTTAGTGGAAACATAAGTGCTGCTGGTGGAACATTTGGTAATGTCACAGTTGGTGTTTCTGACGATCAAACAATCACAACATCATCTGGTAAGTTAGTATTGGATGCTGCTACAAATGAAGTGGAG